TTGGGAGCACCATGCCTGATGCGACGCTTATCGCGTCTTATCAGGCCTACAGGTCACACGTAGGTCGGATAAGGCGTTCACGCCGCATCCGACCTTGGGAGCACCATGCCTGATGCGACGCTTATCGCGTCTTATCAGGCCTACAGGTCACACGTAGGTCGGATAAGGCGTTCACGCCGCATCCGACAAACAATGCCAAAGCAGATTACCCTACCTTAACCGCTTTACCCTTCAATAACTTCCGTACCCATAACCGATTTGGATTTAATGCCGCCAGCGTACTGGCATCCATCGGAACAGGTTCTTCACTCATCTGTGCCGCCAGAATCTCGGCGCACAGCGGGGCAGAGCACAAACCGCGCGAACCCAAAGCAGCAAGCATAAAGAGATCGTCATAGACTGGTGCGCTTACCGCTTCATCTTTCTGTTCCGCCAGCGAGGTATATTCCGCGAGCGTGGCGTCATAATCGGGGACATTTCCCACCATGGGCAGATGATCGCGCGTGGCACAACGTACACCACAACGAGCCTCTTTATCACTGACATCAACTTCTTTCGTCCACTGCGCCTGCGGGAAGCAATCAATCAACCGTTGGCGATTCTGCTGCTGATCGTCCTCACTGTAGGTCGTATCTTCACTACCGCGGTGATAACTGGCACCAATACAATGGTGCTGATTCGCCGGATTTTGTGGTGTGAGATAACCGTCATAGCACAGCACCTGCTTCAGTTTCGCCAGTTCCGGCGTTGTCGGAATATGACTGACCTGTCCGGCAACCGAATACACCGGTAGAGGTGACGTCTGGCTGAATCGGCTGATTTGATGCCCGTTCGCCAGTACCACCACGCTATGCATCACCTGCTGATGATCTGCAAATGTCAGTTGCCACCCGTCATCCTTACGCAATAAATCCTGCAACTGATGTTGATAACGAATCTGCAAACCTTGCTGTTCCGCCTGTTCCAGTACATTACGGGTAAGTTCTGCCGGACATAGCCAGCCGCCTTGCGGATAAGTAATACCGCCACAATTTGTCGCAACACCTGTAATGTTTTCAACCTCATTTGCGTTGACCGCCATCGCCAGATCTGCGGGTAAATCCATCGATAACATCTGCGCGATTTTGTGCTGGCTTTTCTCATCCCAGGCTAGCTGCGTTACGCCGCACCAGTCATGATTAAATTTAACGGGTAATTGACCGTAAAGCCGACGGGCAAAAGTAAATGCATTAGAGAAAAAGCGGTTCAGCGCCTCATCGTGTTTGCTTAATAACGGATACAGCGCTCCCTGACGATTACCAGAAGCACCAAGCGCGGGAGCGTTATCCGCGCAGTAAAGCGTTACCTGCCAGCCGCGCCGCAACAGCGCCAGTGACAACAACGCGCTGGCGATACCGCCGCCAATAATCGCCACTTCCCGTTTGTTGCTACCTGTGCGATTAAACCACGGTGCGGAAGAGGGCAGTGATAATGTCTGTTCCATCACGCCGCAAAGCATCTCCCGTTTCCGCCCAAAACCCTTACGCTTTTGCATCGTGAATCCAGCTTCCTGCAAGCCCCGGCGGACAAAACCGGCAGACGTGAAGGTCGCCAGCGTGCAGCCAGGACGTGCCAGACGCGCCATGGCGTTAAACAGATTTTGCGTCCACATATCCGGGTTTTTCGCTGGCGCAAAGCCGTCCAGAAACCAGGCATCCACTTTTTGATTTAGTGAATTGTCCAGTTGGCTGGTGAGTTCGTTAATATCGCCAAACCATAAATCCAGCGTTACGCGGCCTTCATCGAGCAATAAACGATGACAACCGGGCAAGGGTAAAGGCCACTGCGCCTGAAGCTGTTTCGTCCACGGTGCCAGTTCTGGCCAGTGTTGATGTGCTAACGATAAATCAGCCTGGGTGAGGGGAAATTTCTCAAAACTAATGAAGTGCAATCGCTGCAATTGTGCCTGTGGATGCGCTTCGCGAAACTGATCAAATGCCTGCCATAGCGTCAGGAAGTTTAATCCGGTGCCGAAGCCGCTCTCTGCTACCACAAACAGAGGATGTGGATGTGTGGGAAAACGTGCCTCTAATTGGTTACCCCCCAGAAAAACATAACGCGTCTCTTCCAGTCCGTTATCGTTGGAAAAATAGACATCGTCAAAATCTCGGGAAACAGGTGTACCCTCAGCATTAAATTCGAGGTTGGCAGGTTGTATAGCGTAGTGTTTCACGTAAGTTACTCGTCTTACAGGCGGTGGCTCGATCTTAGCGATGTGTGTCAGGCTGCGCAAATTTCTCTATAAATTGTCTGATCGGACTTGTTCGGCGTACAAGTGTACGCTATTGTGCATTCGAAACTTACTCTATGTGCGACTTACAGAGGTATTGAATGAAACGTGCAGTGATTACTGGCCTGGGCATTGTTTCCAGCATCGGTAATAACCAGCAGGAAGTCCTGGCATCTCTGCGTGAAGGACGTTCAGGGATCACTTTCTCTCAGGAGCTGAAGGATTCCGGCATGCGTAGCCACGTCTGGGGCAACGTAAAACTGGATACCACTGGCCTCATTGACCGCAAAGTTGTGCGCTTTATGAGCGACGCATCCATCTATGCATTCCTTTCTATGGAGCAGGCAATCGCAGATGCTGGCCTCTCCCCGGAAGCTTACCAGAATAACCCGCGCGTTGGCCTGATTGCAGGTTCTGGCGGCGGTTCCCCGCGTTTCCAGGTGTTCGGTGCTGACGCAATGCGCGGCCCGCGTGGCCTGAAAGCGGTTGGCCCGTATGTGGTCACCAAAGCGATGGCATCTGGCGTTTCTGCCTGCCTCGCCACACCGTTTAAAATCCACGGTGTTAACTACTCCATCAGCTCCGCTTGTGCGACTTCCGCACACTGTATCGGTAACGCAGTCGAGCAGATCCAACTGGGCAAACAAGACATCGTGTTTGCTGGTGGTGGCGAAGAGCTGTGCTGGGAAATGGCGTGCGAATTTGACGCGATGGGCGCGCTGTCTACCAAATACAATGACACCCCGGAAAAAGCCTCCCGTACTTATGACGCTCACCGCGATGGTTTTGTTATCGCTGGCGGCGGCGGTATGGTGGTGGTTGAAGAGCTGGAACACGCGCTGGCTCGTGGTGCTCACATCTACGCTGAAATCGTTGGCTACGGCGCAACGTCTGATGGCGCAGACATGGTTGCTCCGTCTGGCGAGGGCGCGGTTCGCTGCATGAAGATGGCGATGCACGGCGTTGATACCCCAATCGACTACCTGAACTCTCACGGTACTTCGACTCCGGTTGGCGATGTGAAAGAGTTGGCAGCTATCCGGGAAGTGTTCGGTGATAATAGCCCGGCGATTTCTGCAACTAAAGCGATGACCGGTCACTCACTGGGCGCTGCAGGTGTGCAGGAAGCAATCTACTCTCTGCTGATGCTGGAACACGGCTTTATCGCCCCAAGCATTAACATTGAAGAGCTGGACGAGCAGGCTGCGGGACTGAACATCGTAACCGAAACGACCGATCGCGAGCTGACCACCGTTATGTCTAACAGCTTCGGCTTCGGCGGCACCAACGCCACGCTGGTAATGCGTAAGCTGAAAGATTAATTCTGCGACATGTCGGAGTCGGTTGGAGCAGCTCGGATAAGACGCGTAAGCGTCGCATCCGACATTACGCGCCAGCTCCGCATTCGGCAGTAACGCAAAAGGGAGCCTGATGGTTCCCTTTTTCACATCATTGACAATCGCTGTTTGTTCCAGGCAAACTTCTTGCTTTGTCGATATCCTGCTGAAAATACGTACGCGTTAAACCCTTCCAACGCACTGTAACCCTGAAAACCAGAGAGATAAGACGGGGAAATTCTTCGCCTTGCGCTGCATTCTGGAGTAATGCATGACTGCTGTAAGCCAAACAGAAACACGATCTTCTGCCAATTTTTCGCTTTTTCGCATCGCTTTTGCGGTTTTTTTGACCTACATGACCGTAGGGTTACCTTTGCCGGTGATCCCACTTTTTGTCCATCATGAGCTAGGCTATGGCAACACCATGGTCGGAATTGCCGTTGGCATTCAGTTTCTGGCTACGGTATTAACACGAGGTTATGCCGGACGGCTGGCCGATCAATATGGGGCAAAACGTTCAGCACTTCAGGGCATGTTATCCTGTGGCCTGGCCGGTGGTGCTTTATTGCTGGCTGCGCTTTTACCCGTTTCTGCGCCGATTAAATTTGCCCTGCTGGTCGTCGGGCGTTTGATCCTTGGCTTTGGTGAAAGTCAGTTGCTGACTGGTGCTCTGACCTGGGGATTAGGCATCGTCGGGCCAAAACACTCCGGAAAAGTGATGTCGTGGAATGGGATGGCGATTTACGGCGCACTGGCTGTCGGCGCACCGCTTGGCTTACTGATCCATAGTCATTACGGTTTTGCCGTCCTGGCACTTACGACAATGATACTGCCGTTGCTGGCGTGGGCCTGCAATGGCACGGTGCGCAAAGTACCAGCTCTGGCGGGAGAACGCCCCTCGCTGTGGAGTGTCGTCGGTCTTATCTGGAAGCCTGGGCTGGGCCTGGCGCTTCAGGGCGTGGGCTTTGCGGTTATCGGAACCTTCGTTTCGCTTTACTTTGCCAGCAAAGGATGGGCGATGGCGGGCTTTACGCTCACCGCCTTTGGCGGCGCATTTGTCGTAATGCGCGTAATGTTTGGCTGGATGCCAGACCGTTTTGGTGGCGTAAAAGTGGCGATAGTCTCTCTGTTGGTAGAAACGGCCGGCTTGTTGATGCTCTGGCAGGCACCGGGAGCGTGGGTCGCATTAGCGGGCGCGGCGTTAACCGGGGCTGGGTGTTCGCTTATATTCCCGGCCCTGGGTGTGGAAGTGGTTAAACGCGTTCCTTCCCAGGTGCGCGGCACAGCGCTCGGTGGCTATGCCGCGTTTCAGGATATCGCCCTCGGTGTTTCCGGGCCGCTGGCGGGTGTTCTGGCGACCTCGTTTGGCTACTCTTCGGTATTTCTTGCCGGGGCGATATCGGCGGTGCTGGGGATTATTGTGACGATACTGTCGTTTCGCCGGGGTTAACCCACTAGCCAGATCAACATCACAATGATGACGACGAATAATATCCACAGGCTGGGGCGCATTGACATTTCTTTCATCGTGTCAATTAATGGGGTAAAGGGATTGAGCAGCGGTTGAATATCACGCGGTTCAATGCCTTTCACCCGCCGCTGATAGAGCTGGTTAAGGATATCTTCGGCCTGTGCAGACGTCAGGGCTGATTGTGTTGAAAGCCCATACTTTTGCTCAACATACGTCGATAATACCGTCAACTCGCTTGCATCCAGTGGCTGCTTTAGCGCCATCTGGAGTGACTCCAGCGTCGGAGTGTGTTGCTGACTTAACGCCTGACGGGCCTGTAACCAGGTGACCAGATGGTTAAACAGTTTCGCCGGAATCAACTCGCCATCTTTCACCCCTGAAAGTTCCAGCATCGATTGCCAAATCTGTTTGCTGGGTTCCCCTGTTGCCGCCGCGAGTTTGGTGACCAGTTGCTTGAGCGTATTGTGTTCCGCTGGTAATAAAGGTCGGTCGGTCGCCTGGCGCTGTTGCGGCTGCGGGATAACCATCTTCCCTTCCTGTAGTAGCGTCAGGACGGTTTTTAATTGCTCTGGTGAGAGTTGATTTAGCGGCGTCTGACCAAAGTTATGCCGGATATAATCCGTGACGGCCTGACGATTATTTCCCAGACGTAAATACTCCCCCAATTGGGCCAAAAGTTGGCGGACAGAATAACTTTTTTGCGCAGACAGCAAACGTTGCGCAAGGTTTTGTTCTGCTGCCGGGAAATGGCGTGAAAGCAAAGGTGAATCACCCGGCAGACCGATGTCGTGCTTTATATTGGCCCACAACTCTGCGCTCTGCTGTTGCGTCAGCGAAGTCACTTTGATCATCAAACTTTCCAACGCGGTACGTTGCAAGCTGGATAAAGGCTGATTGCCTGCGCCAGACGACAGGTTATCCCCCTGACCTGGTGGTTGCGCAGGAGGAGGGCCTGAAAGAGGTTGTATCATTACGTATCCTTATACCTGAAATCATCGCAAGTATGCCTGGCCGCGAGATTATGGCACACTTGTCCGGTTAACTCTCGTTCTCATACAGGTAGCACAAACGTGAAAATCCTTGTTGATGAAAAAGATGATTGGTTAATTTATTGATATAAAAGGATTTATATCAACGTATGTCCACGCAGTGACCACATTTTCGAGATATAGTTAAAGCCCGTAAAATATGCGGGCTTTATAATTCTTGCTTTGCCCTCTTTTCAAACCATAAAATTTGTGTGCCTTTTTGGGGGGGAGTTTTATCTTTGATATTATGGAGAATTATTCATGCTTCATTGGGTTTGTACAAAATGTCAGTCTAAAAATTCTACGAAGGAATCAGTGTGTCCTGCGTGTGGAACTTCTTTTTGGTCGACGCAGAAAAAAGAAAGGAGAGGGTGTTTATTGTTGGTTGTAATGCTCTTCGTTGTGTTTTGGGTTATTGGGCAATTATCCGGAAACGAATCCGATTCACAGGTAAATAATATTCCATCGAAAGATCATATTAGCGATGAACTTGCTTTATCTGGAGTAGACAAGGCGAAACCGTATTCTTTTGTGCGTTATGACGACATAAGTTATGCGGGACGAAAGAGATTTAAGGTTTTTATAGTGTCGCCTGAATCTCAAGATTTAGAATCAAGAGTTTCGACAGCAAGGGCTGCGGCTATTGAGTGGCAGAAAGAAAAGAGAGCTGACTTTGTGTCTGTGTTGCTTCTACCTACGGAAAATTCGGAAGGTAGTTATCTATTGACAATGGCTGATTATTCTCCTGATGGTTGCGGAACTGGTGCCGTATGTGACAATAAAAAATGGGCTATATCATCTAGTGATGTAATATTAACAAAATCACAACTTCAATCCATATCTTTGTGGAATGAATATAAGAAAAAGTTTGCGGGTAATGATGGGGTTTTGGATTTAAAGGAAGAAAAGAAATTGAAGCAGTTTATTAGTAAGCAGCTAAATATTCCTGTTAAGGATGTATTTGCTCCAAGAGTCTTGCCTTTAAAGGAAATCGTAGATTAACAAGATAGATGGGGCCAAACTGGTATTATTGCAACCCTCACTTGTGAGGGTGCAAAAAACCGTAGTTTTTGCGCTGCGGGTTTCTGCTTTGGGATGATAGGGTGCCTTATCGACCTTAACCCTGGCAACCGATTGACGGGGGATTGCTCCCCCGTCGCGGTTTCCTTACTGTTTACACTGTAAGAACGCCGCAAACTCCGCTCCCCAGAAGCTCATCCGTATTTCACACAGCGAGCCGTGCAGCATCCAGATGATGAGGATTGCCGTCACGCAGAACGTGATGACCGTAAGCGATTTTTGCGACATAGCGCTTGCTCCTTTTTCGGGGAGGCGCTAACCTATCACTTGCTAAGGGTAGATGGTTAGGGCCTCGGTTAAACAAAAATGTTTTCCGGGGCCTTTCCACATCCGGCCTTCAGGTATTCCCTCCAGCCATCAGCCGAAAGGCACCCGCGCGAATTCTAGCTTGGTTTTTTCCCTTGTTTCAATCCGTTGAGGCCTCTCAGCCTTCTGATATAAAATTCCCGACCGCAGACATTATTCAGTCACGCATTTGATACATGCTTCCGCCGGCGTTCGCGCCGGTTTTTTTCGTCCTGTTGCTGCGTAGATCGTCATGTGCGATCGAGGCGCGGTATTGATCCTTTTTTCAGTTTAATTCTGACTCTTGATTTTGCGCAGGCCGCGCTGCGTCTGGCTTCTTTGTTTGAGGGTTGTTTAACGCGATCCTTTTCGCGATCGTGTCTTGTCCCACGTAAAGTATGAAAACTCTTTTAATATCAGCCTGTTTTCTTTCTCCTGCCATTCATGAGATCGTAAAAATCCCTCTGAAAACTGCAAAAAATTTCAAAGCGTGAAATTTCAGATCTTCGCTTTTCCCTCAGTTGCTGCGCGGGCTGGCGGTCATTTTTGCACGGCAGAAAACTGAAAAACTGTTTCGACACAAAACCCGCGGGTTGGAGGGGGTAGCGCGGTTTACGTCACCTCACGCTTTACGTCACACCGTTTACGTGGTGTGCGCATACAGCGCCGGAATGGCACGCAGAACGCATTAATCAGGTGGCAGATATGAAAACGCACGGCCTGAACCGTGCGTTGCGTGATGGGGCGTTTATGTGGATTTTATGCCCGGTGATCAGGCGATAAGGTCGCCGTATTTTTCGCGCAGGCTCGTAGCCTGTTGGGCGTCTGCGGCAAGTTCGCTGCTGTTTGTTGGTGCGCCAGTGTTGCTGTGGGTGTGGTTTGCAGTGTGTGTGGCCAGCAACTGAACCAGATCCAGAATATCAATCAACAACGTCAGCAGATTAAGTCCGGATTTTTCCCGTGAGCCACCGCGCCCAATAAATACAGTCGGGGCGGTAAATTCCAGGCCGCCGTCCGCCCGGCATGTTCTGCGGCCTCCCACGTTTTCGGTGAGGTTATGCTCGATAGTGGATGTCGCCCCTTTGAGTTTAGTCAGCAAATCCTGCGCTACCATCTGGATATGCTCACCGGCTGCGATCGCATAATGGCCAGTAGTAATGTGTTCTGTCTGACCTGTCATCAGCTTGCTGGTTCCCAGAACGCTGGTTATGTCGTTTGCCTGTACTGTTGTTGTTCTGGTTGTTGTTGTGCGTTCTTCCTGATCGCTGTTAATGGTTCGCCTGGCTGAATGCTCCCTGATTTGCTGGTCGGTTTCTCTGTGCCAGCTTCCGTCAGTCGTGACACGCTGAAACACTTCTGCGCGCTGTTGTTGCAATTGTTCGCCGGGTTTTACATCAGGCAGGTTATGACCAGCGGGTAAGATTTGCCTGATAACAGGCTTATCCGGGCGTCCTTCAATGTTGGATATTTCCACGATGGTGCCTGCTGGCGGGTAGGCAAAACATCCCGCCTCACTGCCAGCCATGGGGACGGGGAGTGGTACTGCCGGGTAAACAGGCGTATCGTTTTTATCGTTGCCGTTCTCATCAAGCAACTGCACATCGACGGCGTAGCGTGGGCGGAAGCTGTCGGCCACATCGCCCAGGGTGACGGATTCCGTTGGGGCAATGACGCGCGCCAGCCTGGTATGTAGAGTACCGCTGGCCAGTTCCGGGAACTGTGTTTCCATCTGTCTGCGCAATGGTGATTTGGAGACAGGGCTGCCCGTGACGGTAAGGCGCTCCCATGTCAGGGTCATTTTCTCGTTGTTGAGGGCTACGCGGGTAATGCGTCCGGCGGGAAGATTCACGCCCGGTCGCACAGTTTCCATAAACATGATGTCGATGCTGTTTCCGCCGCTTTGCCCGAGTGTGTACTGTTGCGGAATATCCGGCATTGTAATACTGGCAAATCGTGAATCAGCTGCGCTTCCCACAAATACAGAACCGTCCGGCATAGGGTGCCAGACGTAATCGCTGATACTGAATGCTCGCCCCAGTTGGCTGAGCAGTTGTGCTCCGCTGCCGCTGTGGGTGATGTAGGGAGTTGGTATACTGGCATAATCCGCATCCGGAGTGATAAAAACGATACCGCTTTGTCGCCCCAGATTATCGAGTACCCCCCGCAACGTCGGGTGTTGCATGGAGCAAGGGAAATCAAAATCCAGCACAGCAGCCGCTTCACGAATAAAAAGGCGACGTGAGCCATTTTCAGCAGGTTGATCGCGCTCAATGTAGCCGGAGAAATAGCGCCATGCTTCACCGTCACGGCCGAGATCAATTTGTACCATTGCGCCGGCAAGGCTGTGTTCGGGTGACAGATTGTTAACAGAAATGAAGCCACGACCGGCAGCATTCAGGGTAAGAACAAGGCTTATATCGGCAATTTCCACCCGTTCGCCATTAATCATGCAGCGTTGTATCAATTTCATGTTTTCCCTTCCTCTTTCACGCTCCCGATGCCAACAGCATTCAGACCAGAGCCAACGGCATCATTGATTTTTTTCCAGAACGAACTTTGCGTATTCATGCCTTTGTCTGGTACCTGTTCGCTGCCATTCTGGGTCTGCTGTCTGGCGATGGTTTTCTGCGAACCGCTGCGTGCGGATGCTTTCTCTGGCACGCTTAATTTTTCCCTGAGAGTAAAGGTGATCTGCCAGTGCATCTTTCCCTGTTGTTCCGTGGCATCAATGCCACCAGAAAACACCCCCTGTCGCATATTGATTGCCTTCGCGGTAGCGTTAGCAATGCGATATGTTTTTTTGGCACCGTTGCTTTCTGTTGCCTCCGCAAGCTGAAAAATACGGGTCAGAATAGCTTCATCGTTAAAATCAATAACCCCCGACACGCGCAGCTCTTTAGCCTTGTTTCCCTGCTGGGCGCTCGTGGTGCTGGTTGACTGCCCGGACATATCTTTGTCCGGTAGTTGCATGGTGGCGCTGACGGTGATGTTGCGCAGCAGAATGGCTTCCCCGTCAAGCGCAAGGACAATCATCTGGGTCATGTAGTGCTTCCCTTAGTGATGAGAGATTATCGCCGACGAACAGCATCACAGCTGTAAAAACCCACTCGGGGTGTGGGATGTTTTTTTGTATCAGCACTGCAGCCTGGCTAAGGGCTCCCTTGTAGCAAAAGCGCCACACCGGGCAAAATTTTTGCCGGAGTGCGGCCTGCTGATCAGCGATTTCCTGTAAGGCTTTATCTCTCGCATTCATGAACTGATGCAGCGATGATGACAATGTTTCCGGTGATGTGGCGGCAGGAGTGGCTGCCTGTGCAATGGTTGCTGCCAGCGACATGCTGCGAGTGGTCTGTGTCGACAGCATTATCGGTTCCGGAAGTGATGTTGCCGGTCTGGCGGGGATTTGCATTCTGCTGATGGCCAGTGAAAGTTGACTGGAAATCATGCGGGACATTCGCCCCACCTCTGGCAATGGAAATGCGCCTGAAAATTGCCTGGCGAGTGATAAAAACTCGCCAGCAGAAGGAGCGCAAAACAACAGCGCCACAATGTCTTTTTCTGTGCTTTCTTTCAGGTAGGGTAAAAGTGCAGATACAGCATTTTCGGGGCTGAGATAACGCCCCGATGGTTTGATGTTTCCGGTATTTTCTGACCATGGATGAAGGCAAACCACAGAGCATTTAATGTTCATGGCTGACGGGCGCAGAATTGCCTTTTCCCATTTCATTCTGACTCTCCAGCCTGAAAAGCGCGGATGTCGGCAAGATTATTCAGGCTATCCAGCACATCCTTCATCTGTCGCTGACGTCGATAAATTTCATCGTTGCGGTTAACTTGCGCCCGTGCCATTGCTGTAGCCAGCTCTTCAAGCTCTGGCATCGACATCTTCACTTGTTGATTATCGGCGTCACCCCATGCCATAACGTCCCGTGCTGTGTCGGATTTCGCAGCCATTACTACCGGATAAAGGCGGGTCAGTGAGTCCGGGCCAGCGTTCCAGGTGCGTCCGTTCCATTCGAATGCGAACGGCTGCGCTTCCTGTTCTGTTCGCCAGGCTTCGATTTCCTGGCGTTTTGCGGCTTTTGCCGCTGCGATAAGTTCCGGCGTGACGGTGAACGGGGCGATTTCGCCCCATTTGCCGCTTTGCAGTTCCCGCCAGACTCGCTGGCCTGTTGTTGCTGTGTCTTCTGATGTGGCTGTGTAGGGAACAAATTCCCCCATTCCTTCAAAAAGCACTTCGCAGTCAATCGCTCCAGATTCCAGATAACGTGGATTCAGAATTTTTATAACTCGCATTACGCAATCCTCATAAACAGCCCTACAACAGCCCTTGTGTAGACATTGACCGAGTCGGTGCTGGATAAAGAAATGTAAGTGCCTGAAAGGTCGGCTCCACCTACAAGTGCAGTGGGGCCTGATTCAAATCCTGAAGAACGAAAATCCGCATAAAACGTCGCCTGTCGAAGCCTTGAGCCGGAATATGACCGTCCACGAATCAGCGTTTTTTTGCTTTCGCTGTCTGAATCTCCGGTATATGCGGCAAGAACAAGTCCTCCAATATCAGGGAGGTTGTGGTATGAGTCAGTCCATGAATACAATACTCGCGTAAAATCATCCACCTTAAGTAGTTTTTTTTCCCAACTGTCAGGCAGGGTTGCAGGGGTGATACCGCTGTGAATTCTTGCTGTATAACTCTCCCCATTTATTCCTTTAAAAATTACCTGCTTCGTTTCTTTTTGCTGATTCTCCGGGGTGGTATTTGTGCGAATTTCAATATCCAGATAGCCGGAAAAAACCAGCGTGCTGGGGCCAGTAATTATGGGGTTCTTTTTACTGCCACCGAACTGGCTGACAAGATAACGCCCGGGTGGTGTTTCACGTACCCACTGTAAAAATTCGGTCGGCCCCCTTTCGGCACTGAATTTAATTTCCTCTCCATATTTAAACAGTGCACCAAAGCCGAATGCACCTGGTATGGCAAGGCAACCTTCGGTGCGGTCGTAAATATCGCTCTGGGATTCCATTGTAGACGCACTTTTTAGTCCCAGATTGTTTCGGGATTCCTGCTGCGCCTCTTCTCCCTCTGCTGCAATTTCTGACAATCGGTTAGGAGCTTTCAGCATTGATTTCAGCTCGGGGGTAATATCCACCTGCCAGCTCTGTGGAGGAACGGTAATCTGCGCAGCCTGAGCCACGCCCTGATAAGTAATCGTGAAATTCCTGACCAGTGACTCGCCAGTATGTTTCTGGCGAACAGGGGTTTTTATTACGCCGCACAGTGTTCTGCTGGCCTGATGAATGAGGCAAATCCAGTCATAGCTGAATGCACAGTCATCAGGAACAACTGCGCTACACACAATATTGTTCGGGTTTAACTGGCCATAGGTCAGTTCATTCACAGCATATGTGATTTTTTCTTCCGGAACGGTATTATCTTCGCGCGTTGGTTCCCGCTCCATCAGAGCAAAAATAATGGCGTCAGGACGTGCAGGTAAATTACTGGCTGTGCATTCGGCAACCCACTTTTCAAATGCTTTCGTTAACAGTGCGCTCATTACTTCTTAATTCTCGCTAATGTTCTGCGGTAATTCTGGCCATACAATCGAGGCATACGATGCTTTATCTGTAACCTGGCTGAATGTCATCTGCTGTAGTGCTTTCGCATAAATACGGCATGCTTTCAGTTTTTCCCTGTCTTCGTCGCTGATTAATCCCAGCAGCAGGTCTTTTTCCCATTCGCTGGTCATGATGCTGGCCTGTTTTAACAGTGCATCACGCTCATCTTCCGCTTTAAGTTTGTAGTCAAAAACAAATGCATCATTGCGGTAGAACCAGTAACCCGACGCCTCAATGCGACGATTGGCGGTAATATCCGGTAGCTCAATCACGCTTTTATTTTCCGGGCAGATTGAGGTGATGTCTTTTCCAACCCAGACCACTTCGCCAGTTTCAACATAAATAACTTT